TGCCGTTAATACCGGGTCAGTAACTTCCGGCAATTCCACTTTTGCTGGGTCATTGATTGCCATTGGTGGTGGTAGTGGAGCGACTGTTGCGATCACTCCAAACACCGTTAGTGGCGCAAATGGGGTCGTCTACAACACCAGTTTTGTATCTGGTGGTGCAGGGCCGCACGTATTCCAAATCGGCGGCTCCGAACAAATGCGCCTCACCAGCACCGGGCTGGGGATTGGGACGAGTTCGCCGGGAGCGAAGGTTGATGCAGCGGGTAATATCAGGGTCAGTTACTCGGCATCAGGCGGCAATGCAAGTCTGCTTGCAAACAACACGTCGTCAACTGCCACAAGCACGTCACAGATCATTGCCATAAACGATGCTTCTCGTGCGCTGCGAATTCAGTATTCATCCAGCGGAGGCATTGGTGGCGCGGCTCTGTCAGGTGGCTTCACTGGAGAAATGGGTCAGATTTTTACTGACGGCAACTACCCTCTCACAATCGGTGTCAATTCCGTTGCAGCGTTAAACATTAGTACCTCCGGCAACCTCGGCTTGGGGGTGACGCCGAGTGCTTGGAATACTGACTACCGAGCGTTGCAGATTAAAGGCGGCATCACACTGTCTAACGATGGCAGCAATACTGACCTTCGTTTGGGGCAAAACGTATTTGTAAATTCGTCGGCTCAAAACATATACATCGCTACTGCCGCTGCAACACGTTATCGGCAAAGTTCTGGAAGTCATATCTGGGACACCGCCCCCTCCGGCACCGCAGGCAACGCGATTACATTTACCCAGGCGATGACGCTGGATGCGAGTGGGAATTTAGCAGTCGGCACCACTACAGCCGACGTATTCGGACGAGGCTATGGTGGACGAATTCTGGCTGTATCTTGATCAAGTCAGAATGCAATTGTTGTAAACAGCGCAACTGGCAGCGCGTTTATTGAAACTGGCGTCGGTGGAACTCGGTATTGTTATTTGAACACGGCTTCTACAGATGTAACGCTTGGTACTGCCGCTTCAATACCTTTAATTTTTACAACCAACAACACCGAACGCGCCCGCATCACGAGCGGGGGTGATTTGCTGGTGGGGACGACGAACAGCAGCCTCACCACCGACGCTGGCGTAAAAATCACTCCAAGCGCGACTGCACCGCAGATTGGCATTGTTGGTTCTGATTCTGCAAACACATCTGTCACATACCGCCTTTATTCAACTGGAGCGGCTGACTACCGCTTTTATGTTGGTTACGGCGGTACTGTTTACGCCACCAACACCACCATCAGCGCCATTTCTGATCAGCGGTACAAAGAGAACATCCAAGACCTTGATGTCGGCCTTGACAAGATCATGGCGCTCAAGCCGCGCAAGTTTGATTGGAAGGCGGGTAAGGGCAAAGACATCAAGGGTGACCGTGGTTTCATCGCTCAAGAGTTTGAGCAGGTATTCCCTGACCTGATTGATGAGTGGGCAGGCCCCGCCCCCGAAGGCGAAGAGCCGTACAAGTCGGTGCGGCAAGATCTGATCCCGGTGCTTGTGAAAGCGATACAGGAACTTAAAGCCGAACTTGATTCCGTCAAGGCGGAACTCGCAACTCTGAAAGGACAACCATGAATTGGTCTATCTCCTCCCTTGACCGCGCCCTGCCTGATGGCGTGGTGCTCACTGCCCACTGGCGTGTGAGCAAAACTGACGGCGATGCCTCTGGCAGCGTCTACGGCACGATCAGCTTCCCGGCCAAGTCTCCTTCAGACCCCGACTTCATCCCCTACGACCAACTCACCGAAGCGCAAGTCGTGCAGTGGGTGAAGGACGAGATGGGTGCCAATCAAGTCGCTGCATATGAGGCCGCAGTGCAAGGGCAGATCGACGCCCAGATCAATCCCACCCACGCCTCTGGACTTCCTTGGAGCAACTGATGAAAACCGATACCCCTATCACCCTGACCCTTGGCCTTATCAACGCCATGCTGCAATATCTCGGCACGCGCCCCTACGCGGAAGTCTTCCCGCTGGTGCAGGAGATCCAAGCGCAAGCCATGCCGCAGGTGCCTGTGCCTGCTCCGCAGGACGAAGCCGCACTGAGCGACTGAGGTAGACATGATTGAAGCCCTGTTCTCCTTTCTCGGCGGATCAGTATTTCGCATGGTCTGGGGCGAGGTCAGCGCTTGGTACAACAAGAAGCAGGACCATGCTTTTGAGATTGAGAGACTGCGGCTTCAAGGCGATCTGGACGCTGCGCAACACACCCGCACACAGGAGATGCTGCGCCTGCAAAACGAGCTTGGCATCCAGATGGTGGAGGCCAAAGCCGAGGCCGACATCGGTGTAGAAGAAGCAGAAGCCTTCACCAAAGCGATGCAAAACGCTTTTAAGCCCACGGGCTGGGCCTTCGTTGACATTTGGAATGGCATCATCCGGCCTGCTGCTGCTACTATCGCGTTGACGCTTTGGATTTTGAAGCTGAACTCCCAGAACTGGTTGATGCAGGAGTGGGACATCACGCTGGCGGGGACGGTGCTGGGTTTTTTCTTTGCGGATCGGAGCCTTGGCAAGCGTGGAAAGTAAGGCTATACAGGTGGCACGAGACCTATGTCTCGTCTTTGAGGGTTGCTACCTCAAGCCCTACCTTTGCCCTGCCAACGTCCCGACTGTTGGAATTGGAAGCACGTTTTATGAAAATAACACGCGTGTATCGCTTGCTGATCCTGCGATCTCTCGTCAAAGAGCGATGGCGCTACTAGAGTGGGAACTGAACCACTGCTTGCCAAAGGTTCGTAGGCTGTGCCCCGCGCTCAAAGACTGGGGCGAACAAGCCACAGGTGCCATTCTCGATTTTGCTTTTAATTGCGGAACAGGCGCACTGCAAAGCAGCACGCTTCGTAAACGCATCAATGCTGATGATCTGGACGGCGCTAAGACGGAACTGATGCGTTGGGTTCGCGGTGGCGGCAAGGTACTGCCCGGTCTGGTGAAACGTAGAGCCGCAGAAATTGCTTTGCTGGGGTAAATATGGACACCTTTGTTTACTGCTGGACAGACCACAAGACACACAAATTGTATGTTGGCATGCACAAAGGCCAATCAGATGATGGGTATGTATCATCATCTAAACACTTGCTCAAAGAGTATCGTGAGCGGCCACAAGACTTTACGCGAGAAGTGCTAACACGAAACACATATAAAGTTTGTAGAGACTTTGAGGTTGTAGTCATTAAAGCGATGTTTACCCAAGGTGTACCGTGCTACAACTTAAATGCCGCTGGTGCAATTTTGTACACGACAGAAATTAGAAAAAAAATTAGTCAAACACACAAAGGCAAAGTAATCTCTGCGGAACATAAAGCCGCCATCAAGCAGTGGAACCTTACTGAACGAAAGCCTGCATCTAAAGAAACACGTGAAAAAATTAGGCAGAAAAAACTTGGCGTAAAACGTGGCGCTCTTCCAGAAGAGTGGCGGCGTAAAATTAGCGAAGCAGGCAAAGGACTAAGGCGTCCTGAAGGGTTTGGTGCTGCAGTATCAGCTAGGCAATTAGGCAAAACACGTAGGCCACTAACAGAAGCAGAGAAAGAAAAACAGCGTATTGCACAAACTGGCAGAAAACACACACCAGAGACGTTGGAAAAATTAAGGTTGGCTAAGGCTAATATTTCTCCTGAAACAAAGTTAAAGCTCAGCGAAGCAAAAAAACGTTATTGGGAACAAAAACGTCTGGAGAAACAAAATGCCTCTTAAAAAAATCCAATTAAAACCGGGCGTGTGGAGGGAGGGAACCAGATATACAGGTGAGGGTTCTTGGTACTCCTGCGACAAAATTAGGTTTAGGTCTGGTACTCCCGAGAAAATTGGCGGTTGGAATCAAGTATCTAACGTAAGTACGTTTGAGGGTACAGCACGTTCGCTGTGGCCGTGGTCATCTTTGCTGGGCATGGGTACGAACGAGAAGTTCTACATCATGTATGGCTCCAGTTACTTTGACATCACGCCTATTCGTGACACGGTAACGCTGACAGATCCGTTCACAACAGCCATAAACTCCACGACAGTTACGGTGTCAGATGTCGCACATGGGGCGATCACTGGTGATTGGGTAACCTACTCCGGCGCTACTGCTGTAGGCGGGCTAACGCTGAACGGTGAATACCAGATCACCGTGCTTACAATTGACAGCTACACCATCACTGCTTCCAGCCAAGCAAGCTCTACCGCCACGGGCGGCGGCACGGTCACTGCGGCGTACCAAGTCAACACAGGCCCCGCCATTCAAACGCCTTTGTCTGGGTGGGGCGCGGGGCCTTGGGGTAGTGGCGCGTGGGGTATTGGCAGTACATCGCTTGAGGGCCTGCGGGTGTGGAATCAGCAGAATTTCGGTGAAGATCTGATCTTCGGCCCCAAGGACGGGCCGATGTATTACTGGGACAACTCACTCGGTCTTACATCCCGCGGTGTCAACCTGACCTCACTGACCGGCGCGTCGGACGTCCCCACGGTGCAGGGCCTCATCATGGTCTCGGACTCTTCACGCTTTGTGCTGGCGTTTGGGTGTAACGACTACGGCACCGCTGACCAAAATTTGATGCTGATCCGCTGGTCGGACCAAGAAAGCGCGGTTAACTGGACCCCCGCAGCGACGAACCAAGCGGGTAGCCTGCAGCTTTCACACGGCTCAGAAATTGTTGGGGTTGCACAGGTTCGTCAGGAGATTCTGGTCTGGACAGACATCTCCCTGTACTCTTTGCAGTACCTTGGGCCTCCAATTGTGTGGGGTTCTCAGCTTCTGGCCGACAACGTATCGCTCATCAGCGACCGGGCCATGACCACCGCAGCAGGCGTGACCTACTGGATGGGTGAGGAGAAGTTTTACGCCTACGACGGTCGGGTGCAAACGCTTCCCTGTGATCTGCGGCAGTACATCTTCAGTGACTTCAATCTCAACCAAGCTGAGCAGGTCTTTGCTTCAACGGTAGAGCGGTTTAACGAGGTCTGGTGGTTCTATTGCTCGGCGGACAACAACACGGCTTCGCCTGACAAATACGTTGTGTACAACTACTTGGAGAAGATTTGGTACTACGGCACGATGGACCGCACCGCCTGGATCGATGCAAGCATCATCAGCGACTACCCCATTGCGGCCTACGGCGATCAGCTTCTGTACCAAGAGTCTGGTGTGGATGACAACTCCACGGGCTCGGCAACGGCTATCGAGGCCTACATCACATCGTCCGAGTTCGACATTGACGACGGGCACAACTTCTCGTTCGTCTGGCGGGTGCTGCCTGACATCACCTTCCGTGGCTCCACGGCCAACAATCCTAGCGCCACGCTAACGCTCCTGCCCCTGCAGAACTCGGGCTCGGGCTACAACAACCCCGCTTCGCTTGGTGGATCAGATGCTGGGACCATTGTCAGAAGTGCTGTCGTGCCCGTTGAGCAATTCACAGGTCAGGTCAATATCCGCGTGCGTGGTCGCCAGATGTCCATGAAGATTGCTTCAGACGGCGTAGGTGTTACGTGGCAGCTTGGTTCACCAAGAATTGATCTCAAGCCTGACGGCAGAAAGTCTTGACATGGCGCTGATCTATAACGTCATCAGGCGGTTTGTTGCACCGGCCCTTCCGCAGGCAACGCAAGAGTACGACCAGAAGTACTTCGACAAATTTAACAGCGTCCTGCGCTTATATTTTAATCAACTAGATAACCTGCTGGGGCAACTTGTGGCAACTACCGGAAGCGCTGTTCCAATCTCCTTCCCAATAAATTCTCTGGACGCATTTGGTAGGCTGGTAACAACACAGCCTTACACACTATTTGATAGTCAAAACCGTTACAGGGAAGATGACCAGTTTGATACTGCTTTGACGGGTGGCGGAACTGCCGCTTACCTGCAGTACGAATCCGCCGTACAGCTAAATGTAGGCACTGCAAATGGTGATCAGGTTGTCAGGCAGTCGTTTCGTAACATGCCGTATCAGCCCGGTAAAGGGTTGACGTTTCTTGCAACCTTTGTAATGGGCGCACCAAAGGCCAATTTGCGCCAACGTGTGGGGTATTTCAACACGGACAACGGGGCGTTTCTTCAGCAAAATAATACGACCGTTTCGTTTGTTTTGCGTTCAAACTCACTTCCAACCCCTGGTACGCCAAGTGATGTG